TATGTTGTCAGCGATGATATGCTCAATGCCTATGGTGCGTTGGACGACCAGTTGCAATATCTTAACGTTGGCGCACAAGCAGCCAAGAACGCTCTTGGCACAGTTCTTCTCCCGGTGCTTACCGACCTTGCAACCGAAGGCAACGCTCTGCTTGGTGAGTTCACTAACGGCATCCTTGATGCCAACGGCGATATCAGTAAGATGTCTGACGTCATTGGTGATATCCTACCGAAAGTTCTCGATATGATTATGGAGTTCTTACCAGAACTCCTGGAAATCGTGTGTGAAATCGTAGGGTCCTTGGCGCAGGCTCTTATCGACAACTTACCGACCATCATAGACACTGCATCTGAGATTATTTTTGCTCTGCTTACGGGGTTAATTGAAGCCTTACCCCAAATAGCGGAGGGTGCCCTTCAACTGGTTATGGCTCTTGTGAGTGGTATCCTTGAGAACCTTCCGCTGTTATTGGATACGGCACTACAGGCGGTCGTTACCCTTGCAACGGGTATCGCAAATGCACTGCCTACGCTTATACCCACCATCATCCAGGTTATCATTCAAATCGTAAACACGCTCATCGAGAACTTGCCTATGATTTTGGATGCCGCCCTTCAGTTGATTATGGGACTTGCCCAGGGTATTTTGAATGCTCTACCTGTGCTGATCGCCGCACTCCCGGAAATCATTATGGGTATCATCAACTTTCTCTTGGATGCTATACCGCAAATCATTGAAACGGGCATTCAGCTTATAACCTCGTTGGTGGCGGCTTTGCCTGAAATCATCACGGCAATCGTAGAGGCAATTCCGCAGATTATTTCCGGTATTATCAACGCTGTAATGAACGCTGTCCCGCTCATCATCCAAGCCGGTATTGACCTTTTGATTTCTCTCATCAAAGCTTTACCGCAGATAATCACGACCATCGTGAACGCCATTCCGCAAATTATATCCGGCATTATCAAAGCTGTGCTTGAAAACCTGCCACTCATCATCAAAGCAGGTGTCGACCTCTTTATTTCTCTTATAAAGAACCTTCCGACAATTATCGTGGAGATTGTCAAAGCCGTACCGCAGATTATTGCGGGTATCGTTAAGGCATTCGGCTCTCTGTTCGGTGAAATGGCATCCATCGGTGGTAACATCGTAAAGGGTCTGTGGGAAGGTATCCAGGGACTTGCATCCTGGCTTTGGGATAAAGTTTCGGGATGGATTTCCGGCATTTGGGACGGCATTTGCGACTTCTTCGGTATTGCATCGCCCTCCAAAGAAATGGGATGGGTCGGTGAAATGCTTGTTGACGGTCTTGCCGGAGCACTCGATTCTCACGGCAAGGAAGCTGTAAAGGCTGCCGAGGGAATGAGTTCTGACATTTCCGATGTTATGCACGGTCTTGCAGAGGATATGGAAACCGCACTGCCTACCGATTTCAATATCGATGGCAATGTTCGTGCAAGCGTATCCGGCACGGCTATGGACAGTGTTAAATCCGGTTTGTCTTTGGTTCTCAATATCTCAAACTTCAACAACTATTCAAGCGAGGATATTCAGCAGCTCACCAATGAGGTGCTGGTAACCGCAGGACAATTTGCAAAGCGGAAAGGGGTGGTATTTGCGTGAATTATTTTGTGTATAAAGGCATCAAGTCTTCGGATATGGGACTTCGTATCGAAAGCAAGGAAGTTTTCTCCGCTCCCGAATATGAAGTTGATTTCTTATCCGTCCCCGGCAGGCACGGTGATTTAATCGGTGACGGTGGCAGATTCCCTAACGCCCAAATCACTTATTCCGTTTTCCTGCCTGCCAAAAGCATTACAGAATTATCGCAGAAAATCACCGCTGTTAAGGGTTGGCTATACTCCGGTCTTAACCAGTACCACACCCTTTCCGATACCTACGATACCGAGTTTACCCGTAAGGCTGTATATGCCGGGAAACTCGATATTGAGGATGAACTTAACCGCATTGGAGTATTCACGATCAGCTTTTCCTGCGAGCCGTTCCGTTACTCCATTGCAGGAGAAAAGACACAGCTTATCGGTAACGGCAAAAGCCTAACCAACCCGTATCTGTTCTCAAGCTATCCCATCATTCGTGTTGTGGGTAGTGGCAAAGGTACGCTGACCATTCAGTCTGCTGACAACAATACCACGCTTACATTCACCGACATCGATGAATACGTGGAAATCGACTCGAAGCAGATGGTCTGTTATAAAGGCAACGAACCAAAGAACGACACCGTTGAGGGTGATGGTTTTCCGCTGCTGTATCCCGGCGAGAATACTTTTTCTTTTGACGGGGACATCCAAGGATTGTCCGTTGCTCCAAGGTGGTGTTCGATATGATTCCGGTACTTTATAAAGCCAACGCTACCAACTTCGCTTCCTTCGGCATTGGTGTTCTTAAAGATTGCACCTTCTGTGAGGTTACCGAGGAACGCAACGGTGCCTTTGAGTGCGAATTCAAGTATCCCATCAACGGTCCCCTTTACAAGGAGATAGCCGAAGAGAGGCTTGTGAAAGCCAAACCCAACGACACCGCTAAAGACCAGGTGTTTCGCATTTACCGCATTTCTACACCAATCAATGGTGAGATAACGGTATATGCACAGCATATTTCCTACGACCTATCTTCTATAGCAGCATTACAGTGGTCGGAAGAATCCATTTCTCCAAGCCTTGCGATGGAACGTGTGTTTCAGAACACCGCAACTCCTCACGGCTTTACTTGCCACACCGATTATTCCGCAGCAAAGCCGTTCTCGGTTGCAAGACCGCAGAGCGTCCGTGCTTGTTTGGGCGGTGTGGCAGGTTCTTTTCTGGACTTGTGGGGTGGCGAATACGAGTGGGATAACTTCCGTGTTATTCATCACCAAGGCAGAGGGCAAAAAACAGGTGTGGTTATCGAATACGGAAAAAACCTCACGGATCTGGAACACGAGAACGAGACCACCGATGTTTATACCGACCTCCTTCCGTATGCTGTGATAACCGCAGAGGACGGTACGGAAACGGTTGTCACACTCTCTGAAATTCTGTTGCCGATATCTAATACAACCCTGGTTCAGCGAAAGACCTATATTAAGGACTTCACAGAATACTTCGATGAAGATACTCCCGTTACCGAAGAAGGGCTCCGTGCCTACGCAAACAACTATCTTAAAAACAATCCGCTTGGCACGGCCGTGCCTACTTTGACCGTTGCCTTTGAACCGCTATGGAAACAGCCTGACTATGTGGCTGTGTTGGAGCGTGTGTCCCTTTGCGACACCGTAACCATTCGACACAGCGTTCTCGGCATCACGGCAAAAGCAAAGGTAATCACCACGGTTTATGACTCGCTTGCTGAAAAGTATGTGTCTATCACACTCGGCTCGGCAAAGGCAAACTTGCTTAACAATGTAAGTGCTGCCGAAGCCGCCGCAGAGGAAGCCTCGACAAAAATCGACAGATTTCCTGCGCTGATGAACTCTGCGATAAAAAATGCTACGGGACTAATTACCGGGCAGACCGGCGGCTATGTGGTTATTCATACTGACACCGATACAGGTAAACCTTATGAGCTTCTCATCTTGGATGCGCCTACAATCGGTGAAGCGGTCAATGTTTGGCGATGGAATGTTGGCGGTCTTGGGTTCTCCAAGAATGGTTACAACGGTCCCTATGAAACGGCAATCACCGCTGATGGTCAGATTGTTGCAGACTTCATTACTTCTGGCACTTTGGTGGCGAACATCATCAAGGCCGGTGTTCTTCAATCCCAGGATGGCTCTTCTTATTGGGATTTGGAGACCGGCGAGGTTGTCCTTCGTGCCTATGCTACTACGGAAACCGTGGAAAAGGTCGAAGACCGCATCTCCACCATTGAAGAGCAGAAAATGTACCGCCTGGTGATCAGCTCATCCAACGGTAACATCTTCAAAAATAACAATATCAGCACAACCCTTTATGCCACAGTTTTCTCCTGGGACGAAAACATCACTGATACCTTGGATGACAACCAGTTCATCTGGACCAGGGTTTCCGATGATGCAGAAGCCGATAAGCTGTGGAATGATGCACACTTCGGTGGCACAAAGTCCATCGAAATCGACTCCGATGATGTCAAAGTAAGGGCAACATTCTTCTGTGACCTCATCGATACGACTACAAGAAACAGCCTACTCGGCTGAATTAAAAGGAGGAATCCCTAATGAGCAAAGCTCAAGGCCAATTTACTATTATCGACTACAATGATGCATTAACCCTCACGGGTTACATCGGGTCGAATCTGCAGAAGTCGCAGATGTATAACCCCGATAATGCGACCTATACGCCCGACTGGTCGTCCACCAACCTGGTGTTGACCCCCAGCCTCTATGTTATCGGTACAACTACCGACCAAATCACCACCGCTGCGGTGACTTCCGTTAAGTGGTATGTTGGCAGTTCTACCACGGCTCTTACCACTTCCGGCAACTACGCATTAAGCGGTGCAAAGAGCCACATTTTGACCGTTAAGGGTAACGTAATGGCTGGTCTGCCCGGCATTGACTACCGCTGCGTTATCACTTACAAGGATGCATCCACCGGCCTTTCTATTACGCATCCTTTGACCATCTCGTTCTCCCGCGTTGTAAACGGTGGCGGTATCGTTGATTTGCTGGTTACTACTCCCAAGGGCAACGTGTTTAAGAACGCAGAAGTAGCAACACTTACTGCCAAGGCTGAACTGTGGCGTGGATCTACTGTGGATACTACCAATGTTACCTACAAGTGGGCAATTATGGACAGTTCCGTAACCTCCACCTCTTCCAGTGGCTACGATGCCGCTTTTGGTGTAGGCTGGCGTAAGCTGTCTGACACCACGGGTATGTATTCCGGTGCTACTACATCAACCATTACCATTTATGCTGCGGCTGTTGACAGCTACGCTGTATTTAAGTGCGTGGCAACCGACTCCGACTCCACTTCCAATACCTACAACAGCACCTTTACCGATGTCGCAACCTTCATTGATAACTCTGACCCCATCCAGGTGGTCATCACCTCCACGGGCGGAGATGTCTTTAAGAACGGTGTTGGCTCTACGGTTCTTACCGCAGTTGTTTACCAGGCGGGTGCTGAAATCGATGCCGATGGTAAGGGCACCTATACCTGGACTAAGTACAACAAAGACGGTGCTATCGACACCACTTGGGGTACTTCCGGCAGCAAGACCGGCAAAACTCTGTCTGTGTCTTCTTCCGATGTTGCCACCAAGGCAACCTTTATGGTGGTAGTCACTCTGTAAGGAGGTGTTTCTATGCGGGCGATTGCTCAATTTACCATCATCAATCTTTGCGATGTAATCTCTTCTGATGTCGCACCCGAAAATCCGTACATCGGTATGCTGTGGGTAAATACGGCAACTGTCCCGCCGGAAACAATGGTGTGGGATGGACTCGGTTGGGTTGTTCAAAACAATCTTGAAGAACTCCGCACCACCGTGTCCACCCATACCACTCGCTTTGGTGAGTTTCAAACCTCCATTGATGGTTTGAACAGTTACGTTTCAAACCTTACAAAAACAGTGGAGACCGTCAGCGGTGAAGTTTCAGGGGAAAAAGAGACTGTGCTTGAAATGCAAGAGCAGATCTCCGAACTGGAACACACCGTTGACGGCTTATCACTCACTATGAGTGAGCAGTTTGCCGGAGGCATCAATTTTATAAAGAACTCTGCCGGACTTAACGGCATTACCGATGATTGGGCCATATCCGGCACGGTGGCAACAGATAGTTCTACCGATGTGCAGAACAACACTACTTCCGATTCCAGCTTTGTCCTTGGGGATACATCAACTCTCAAGCAAGTAATTACGGGTGTTGTTCCCGGCTCATCTTATGTCATTTCGCTCCGTGCAAAGAAAACGGGAGCGAGTTATACCTCTTATTTTCGTGTTCAGTACAACGGTAATAAGTACATCTATCTTTTCAACACCACATCGACCTTTGGATGGACGGAATACAACGCTATCATCCCCGATGTGCAGGATAGTACCATCACCGTTTACTGCTATAACCGAATCGCAAGTCTGTATGTTTCTGATATCATCTTGGCTGAAGGAACGACCGTCCACAAATGGACACCTGCTCCTAACGAGATTTATACCACCGAGGTTAAAATTGACCGCCGTGGTATTGAAGTTTCCAACGCAGACTCTGCTCAAAGGACGGTTATTAACAACACGGAATTTTCCGGCTATTACAACGAAGAAAAAATATTCACGCTAAACAAGGATGAAACCATCACCAAGAAAACAACGGTGGATGGCGAACTCACGGTTGGCAGAACCAAATTCGTGCCAATGCCCACCGCTTCAGAAGGGTTAAACATCGTAATCCTTGATTAAGCGAGAAAGGAGATATTATGGCTACAAGTGGTAGTTTTTCAAAATACCCAGTCAGCAACTTCGGTCTTTACTGTACTTGGTCAGCTTCACAGAGTGTCACAGGCAACTACTCAGATGTAACGCTTAATGTGTATTTGAAATATTACACGCTGTCCGTTGGCTCTCGTTCTGACTCCACGGTATCCATTAACGGTGTATCTGAAACTTACACAGCACCCGCAATCAGCGATAGTGTGGCCGGTTATGACACCACTTTGCTGAAAACCTATACTGTCCGTGTTGCTCACAACAGCAACGGTACAAAAACGGGAGTTGCTCTGTCAGCGTCCTGGCGTTTCAGCGGTACTTACAGTGGTACGAGCATCGGAACCATTACGGCATCGACCACCATTGATTTGGATGCCCTTGATAGAACCGCGCCCACAGTTTCGTGCAGCACTTCAAACATTACGGCTAACGGATTTAAGATTAGCGCCACATCCTCCGCAACGGCAGATATTTGGCAGTACAGCACTGATGGTGGTACGAACTGGACACAGTTTTCGACCACGGCGGGAACGAGTGCAAACACAACGCTTTCTTCACTTACCCCGAACACAACATACTCTGTTAAGGTTCGCGCAAGGAAAAAGTCTAACCAGGTGTACGGCACTTCAAGTGCGGTTTCCACCAAAACTCTGGGCGGTTCGACCATTGGAAGTGTATCCACTCTTACTGCGGATGCCGCAACAGTGAGTATTAGCATTAATACCACCGTGTATGATGCCGCATACACGCACACTCTCCAAATCAAAAACGGATCTACCGTTTATTTATCCATCACGGGTCTGTCGTGGACAAAAGGCACGGCGGCAAGGACGATAACGCTGACAGCAGCACAAAGAACAACGCTACTCACTGCAATGGCGTCAGTAAAATCCTTCACTGCCACTTTTGCGTTGCTGACATACAGCGGTTCAACGCAGATCGGCTCCACTTCCACAAAGACCGCAACCGTTCAGACAACCTCTGCGAACTCTACACCCACAATGGGTGCTTTTACTTTTTATGATGGTCGTTCTGCCACTTCAACGGTAACCGGAAACGACCAGGTGTTCATCCAGGGTTATTCGTATTTGTATGTTACCCCCGGCACGGCAACGGCAAGAAATAACGCTACGATTTCTTCCTATTCCGCTACCTGCAACGGTGTGACCCTCTCCAATACAACGGGTGCGGTTATCAACCTTGGTGCGGTCGCCAAGTCCGGCACGTTGGATGTGGTGGTAACGGCCACGGACTCCCGTGGATACACAGTTAGCAACACGCAGCAAATTACGGTTATTGCATATGCCAAGCCAAAGGTCTCATCCTTAACGCTACGAAGAACCAATGACATCGAAGCGGAGATGCAGCTTGCATTTAACGGTACGATTTCTGCTATTTCAGTTTCCGGCACTCAAAAGAACAGCCTCTTGTATGTGAGGTATCGATACAAGCTTACGAGTGCTACTTCCTATGGCTCATATACGTCAATCCTGTCATCGGTAACCAAAAGCGGAACCTCTTACTCGTTTTCTGATTTGGAACTGTGCAGCCTGGATGCAAACTCATCCTATGACTTCCATCTCCAAATTCGAGATCAGTTGAACTCGCTGTCATCAGTTGACCTTTACTATGTTGTTCCCCAGGGAACGCCTCTTGTGGCGCTCCGCAAAAAGAAGGTCGGTATCAATACCCCTGACCCGGAAGTTGCTCTTCACGTGGTTGGTGATGCTAAAGTATCCGGTACGGTTACTGCGACCACCGTAACAGCCACAACGCTCAACGGCTCACTTGCACCGTCCAAACTATCCGCTGCAGTTACCATCGCAAAGGGTGGTACGGGTGCAACTACAGCGGCAGCCGCTTGTACGAACCTTATCAGCGGACAGACCATTGCTCCGAAGGTAATCAATGTTACAGGCAACCAGTACAAGGTGGACGGTGTTTACGGCATCAATATGCAAAACTCTGACATCATTGGATTGAATGCTCTATACTTCTTGGATGCCGTTGACTCTGCCGGCGAAGGAATAAACTTTTATCGCAGTTCTACCGCTTATGATAGGCTTTATTCCTATGCTGGAACGCTCTATTATGCGCCTAACTGTGATGCGGCAACTCATCCCGGCACTCGTTACACTGTGTATCATTCCGGTGGTGCAACCATTCCTTTGGGTAAGGGCGGCACGGGTGGTACAACAGCAGCGGCAGCAAGAACCAACTTGGGTATTACCGCTACATCGTTATATAGCGGTACGCTCACAAGTGGAAGTATTACCTTCAACTATGGTAGTTACAAAGCCTATGTCATTATTGGCAGACCTAAATCTTCTTCCGCTTTGGAATCCTTAACACTACCCAAGGGTATCATCACGACTTCAGCGGTAACCTATCAGCTTGCCGATGAAGCAAACTATGTATCCTTTGACGTTAAGTACTCCGGCACCACTACAACATTAACCTGGAAAGCGAGTAGCTCCACCGGACAGATTACTCGTGTTTTCGGCATTAACTAAGGGAGGATTGTTATGCGAATAAAAACAAACAAAAACGGATTTGTTGAAAGCTATGCTGCCGTGGGAGAAATCCTTGAAAGCATCGAGGTTGGCAATCCCTCCGACCTTGAGCACTTTGAGCATAATTTCCGTGCTTACCGCATCAAGGATGGTATGTTGTTCTTTGATGAAGAGCAAGCCACCACCATTCAAACAGAGGAAGAAAACGAACAACTCCGTGTCGAGCGAGATGCAGAGTGCTTCTCGGTCATTAACCGAGGTTGGCTGTGGTATGACACTCTCACAGAGAAGCAAACCAAAGAACTGCGAAAGTGGTACAAGGATTGGCTCGATGTAACCGAAACAAAGAAAAAACCAGACAAGCCGTCCTGGCTGAAATAAGGAATTATGGCACTCCGCCCGGGGTGCCTTTTTCATACCCAAATCTTAAAAGGAGGTAACGGCTGTGGAAATCAACATCACAACTGTTGCGGCTACTATTACCGCTTTGGGAGTCATTTTTGGTGCTGTGTTCGCCATTTACAAATGGTTCCTCAAGCAGGAAAAGCAAGACCGTGACATCAAAGCCATTAAGGAAGAGCAGACCGTGCTTGTTCACGGTGTCCTTGCTTGCCTTATGGGTTTGAAGGAACAAGGGTGCAATGGCCCCGTCACAGAAGCCATTGAGCAGATCGAAAACCATATCAACAAACAGGCACACAAATAAGGAGGTAGTGCTATGACAACTTTTGAAATCGCAACCATCCCCGCATTGGCGGCAATCGTGTACACCATCATCGACATCGTCAAAACCGCTATGGGCGGAGACGAGAAGTTCAAGAGGTTTATTCCTCTCATCGCCTGCGTACTTGGCGCAGTTTGCGGTGTCATCGCATTTTACTTCGTCCCCGGTGTAATGGGTACGGAGAACTTGCTCGTTGCTATTATCCTCGGCTCTGCAAGCGGTCTCTCTGCGACCGGCACGAACCAGGCTGTAAAGCAGCTCACCAAACCCACCACAAAGGAGGACAAGTAAATGACTCTTTATAAGCTGATTCTCACTGAAAACGCCTGCTACAAGGCGGGCAGAAAAATTGCCGTTAAAGGCATTATGGTTCACTCTACCGGAGCGAACAATCCCACCCTCAAGCGCTATGTCGGTCCCGATGACGGAAGACTCGGCAAGAACCAGTACAACAACCACTGGAACACCTATCATCCGGGTGGTCGTGAAGTTTGCGTTCACGCTTTCATCGGCAAACTGGCTGATGGCTCTGTTGCCACGTACCAAACACTTCCTTGGGATCATCGTGGTTGGCACGCCGGAGGCTCTGCTAATAACACGCACATCGGCTTTGAAATTTGCGAAGACGCTCTCACCGATGCGACCTACTTCAAGAAGGTCTATACCGAGGCTGTGGATCTGTGTGTTCATCTTTGTAAAGAATTCGGTCTCACCGAAAAGAACATCATCTGCCACAGCGAAGGTTACAAGCGCGGTGTTGCTTCTAACCACGGCGACGTTATGCATTGGTTTCCGAAACACGGCAAGTCTATGGATACCTTCCGTGCAGATGTTGCCATGAAGCTGAAGGCGGCCTCTACACCCACGACTACCGGAAAGCCTACTACTTCCACTACCACAACCGTTACCACCGCTATCAAGGAGGGTGATAAGGTGGAGTTCAAGGCTGAAGCTGAAACCTACAATCCTACCACCAAGACCATCCCTTCCTGGGTGAAGAACTACTATCACATCGTAACGCAGACCACCTACAAGGGTAAGCCTGTTGTGAAGGGTGGCAAGACTTGCGTTCTGCTCGGCAAGAAGGTCAAGAAGGACGGTGGTGAGATTGTTGCAGGTGTTAACACCTGGACAGCAATCGACAACCTTAAGGTTGTATCCGGTGCGGTAAAGGTTGAGGAGACCTACCGCATCCACACCGTAGTCCACGGAGACACGCTGTGGGCGATTGCCAAGAAGTATCTCGGTGATGGAAACCGCTATCCTGAAATCGTAAAGCTGAACGGTCTCAAGTCCAATGTGATCTACAGCGGTAACAAACTGAAAATCCCTAACTAATACTTTGACGCCCATCGTTCCTTTTCAGGTTCGGTGGGCGTTATTTTTTTGCCCAAAATAAAAAAGTTATCTAAAATACCTCCCCAAAACAGCCTTGAAATCTCCGTAGACATGAAGGAGGTGTTTTCTTTGACCAATGAACAGAAAAACATCATAACCTCTATGCGCGGAGAAGGATACGGTTATGCCGCCATTGCGAGTGTCTTGGATATCTCAAAAAACACAGTAAAAACCTTCTGTAACAGAAATGGTCTCGCCGGCAAACGGCAGGAAGAAAACAAACTGGTTCTTCCTGAAAATGTTTGTAAATATTGTGGCGCATCTTTAATTCATACGGAGGGTCATAGAAAGAAGCAGTTCTGCAGCAAGAAGTGTAGTAACGCTTGGTGGAATGCCCAAGCAGCAAAAAACACAGCAAAGAACAAGGCACATACCTGTCCCGGCTGTGGAAAAGAGTTTTATTCAAGTGGTAAGAAAATCCGCAAATACTGCACCTTTGATTGCTACATCAATGACCGCTTTCATAAGGGCGGTGATGCCGTATGACAAAAGCACAATTTGAGCGTGAACGGCTATATCAACTTACAATGGCAACCTTCAAAACTCTCCTGGTTCGAGGCACGATAACAGCCGATGAATACGGCATAATTGATACAAAGATGCGGGCAAAATACTCTCCATTATTAGGTAGTTTATACCCTCAAAATGACTTGATAAATCAAGGAAATGACGGTAATATGTGTAACACCGAAGATGTATCTGAAGGTGACTAATAAAGGAGGTGTTCCGTATGAAAAAGACAATACGGGTTATTGAACCCACCATACCGCTTCTCAAAAAGAAAAAGC